AACGGAATAACTTGAACATATGGAGTTTCTTGTTTAATAATAGTTTTTAAAGTTTTATATTTATCACCATTTATAACTATGGGAAAATTAATTTCTGAAGTAAATGTATCAGTATCAACTATTCCTGGGATAATTGAAAACCTATCGTCATGATTACTCATAGGAGGTAAAAATAAACAAGAATATCCCGGTGGTGTTTTTATAATCCAAGGATTACAAATTTTATGAAATGGTTGCATTTTATTTTTTTTATTTAATGGAGAGTCTCCTAATTGATTAGGTGGATGTGCACTTGGTTCTCTAAAATTTAAATTTAATCCTTTGGAAGCCATCATTCCTTCAAATAATTTTCCAACTGAATAAAAACTATCATAATAATTTTTATCATCTTGCCACACATTATGCTCAATAATAATATCTTGTGGAACTTTTAAAAGGTAACCAGTTGTTAAAGTATCTAAAAAAGGCATACACCCTTTAATTGTCATATGCTTACCGTCAATTCTACCATGAGTAAGTTTTTTATACCAATCGGGAATATTAGTTTTTATAGGTGTCGGATGACACTCATTCATATCTACGTAATCTTCATGACAAATAAATTTGATTTCATGATCGAGCATATAGAATTTATACAGCTATTTATGCTTAAGTAAAGACTAAAGTAATTCAAAAATGTGATATGAAGTTTGACCTTGATCAGTTACATATTTTTCTAATGAACTTTCTAGAGCAGTTCCATCAGAATATGAGTTCGTAGATTCTGTCCAAGTTGCATCTGCAGATGGATTTGTAATAATAGAATCTACATCTAGATTTTGAATATAATCTCTATAAGCAATTACAGATGAAGCCATAGGTTTATTTGAAGAATTTTTTAACCATTCGTTAATAACTGAACTAATATGATCAATATAATTTTGAAGCTCATCTGTAAAATTAAATCTAGGAGCTGGATTTATTGTTGTCCAAGTAATATTATCTCCGTTTCTTGAGGCTTCTGTTTCATGATTTTTATAATTATTAAAATCGCTATCACTGACATCAATTATATCAACGTGATCATTTTGAAAACCTTTATTATCATCCATCACAGATTGTGATGCAGCAATTTTGTAAAGATCGTTTGTATCCTTGTTAAAAATAAAATAAGCCATTATGCAGATCCTGTATTTTCAAATATTGCAATTGCTCCAGCATTACCAGCATTACCTGGGTTACCTGGAGTGTTTTGGTTA